ATGTAGCTGACTCTGCAAAAAAGGAATAAGATGAAGTTAAAGCGTAAGACGCTGATACTGTTGAGCTTCCTGTTCCACTTGTTGTGGCAAGTTCTATAATAGACTGAGTAGTAGCAGTTTGCTGTTTGAAAAACACCCTACCATCGTAGGTGTTCACTGCTAATTCACCAAGATCAAGTTGCGCAACTGTAGGGACTTTGCCCTGGACAGCACTGCGCTTCAGTTCTATTTTAACTGCCATATGTAGGAAGCTTCAAAAGTATATACTAACGAGGGCTTATATAAGCCGTTTATAAATAGTTACTTTTAAAAAGATCCTCCATTAACAGTGTCAGTTCCTTCAATAGAACCGTTAACAGATTCAAGTAGTTCTTCGTTAGGGACAAATGGCATAACCACGCTTGAAGAGAAGTTGGCTGAACCTGTAACTTGTAAGCTTCCAGACAAGATAATAAGGTTTGGATTAACACCATTCAATGCATTGATAATTCTTGTAATATGTTCTGCTTGGATGATTGCACCAGGATATATTCCATCCAACGGTATAGTACCGCTTGTTGGTGTTGGTTGATATACAATGATGGATTGATCAGATACTATGGATCCAGAAACTACAGATGCACTTGTATAAGGTATCTCATAGCCAGTTAACGAGTTTACATAGTCTACTAACACATTAACTGAGCCACTACCAACTACACCAGACGAACTGACTATAATTCCACTAGCTGATGGAATTAGGTATCCAGTTAATGAATTGACTTGGTTAATAATGCTTGCAAGAGTACTCATCCTACTTGTGATAATTCAGTTGTGAAAACAATCTTACAAAGGTTGTATGTCTTGGAAGTAAGCTGAGCGAGGTATTGATTCATGGTGTCTGGTATCAGATATCCATTCAAACTTAGGTCAAATTCTGTTCTAACTAGTCTATCCTCACCTTGTTCGTAGGTTTGATTGTCACTAAACGTTTCGATCTTGGCTAAGAATTGGAACCTGCTCGGATCACCCCAATATGAATTAGAAGCAAAGTTCATAGCTTCAATGAGCTTATCCATCTGTTCTACGAAGTTTGTCCACATTATAACACTATAATTAAGAGTAACATAGTCAGGAGTAACAACTACTACAAACTCTTTCTGTGGTTTTTGGTTTCTTAAGATTCCAAAGTTATCGTATATGTTTTGCTTACTAAATACTTTTTCAAATAACTGTACATTATACGCCTTGTTACCATCTAATTTGTTGCCAAGTGTTCTGTTCTGCACAACAGAGGACCTCTTGTACATAAGAAGTGGTGACATGATTCTAGCTGCACTGTCTCTATAGTAACCATCCTTTTGTACAGATTTCCACTTTTCAGGCGAACCATATATGATTGGCACTAAGACCTGACTATTATTTTGAAAAACAGTTAACTTAAGATACTCATTAAAATAGAAAGCAATAGCCTCGTCTATATCCTTTATACCTATTGAAAATCGCTTATTCGGCTCTTCGTTAACAGAAGTCTCATATGCACGGTTAAACTCTGGTTGGCCCGGTTTAAACGGCTCTGAGAAGACTATATTGGGATTGCCATATTGAGGATCGATAGGCTTGACCATCTTATCCATGAACTCCCTTCTAGTCTGAGGTCTAACTTGTTGTCCCATCTTACAAACGTTCTTTTTGTATTCCCAGTCTTTCTGGAGAAGTCATGTGAGTATTACATATAATAGAGAAGCTAGCACCAAAGTTTTGTAGACCATCTGAGTAGGTGTATGCAGGGTCTTTACCTAGGAAGTATTGGTTCTCGTTTACATTATCTACTTCGTAGTATTGTTCATTGTACATTATAACGTCACCTGTTTCAGGTACCACATTGGCAGTTTCTAAGTTAACTTTTAAGAACCTAAAATCAACTGTTCGTCTAGTATCAGGACCAAAGCTGTCAGTTACGGTTGTAAAGTCTCCTCTTACAATCAAACAGTTAATTAAGACAGGACCTATGTAGTCCTTTACCAATGCTTCACCATATACATTTGGCTGGGATTGAGGTAAAATGATCTTATAATAGCCAACCTGCTGTGTAACAACGTTACCTACAAACTCTTGTGCTACTCCTATCTGCATTAAAGCATCTCTAACTGAACCAAATAGTGCCATTTTATCCTATGAATATTGGTATTGGTATGTTATTCAACGTGTCTGCTAGCGAATCATTCTCACTTCTTTTTCTTTCAAGCTGAGCTTGCCTACTCATGTCTTCAAGATCACCTCTTAACTTCTCTCTTAAGTTATTTTGCATTGTTTGCCCTCTTGCTATCAAATCAGCAAAGTTTAGTGTAGTGTCAGCTCCAGGTATGTTTACGGTAGTATATTTACCTCTAATAAGACCTAGTAACTCCGACGTCAAAGCTGCTGTATATTCTTTAATCCATTGCTTGCCTGGTTGGTTAATATCTGAGTAAGTTATTAAACCATAAGGAGCTAGACCAGGGTTTGCTACCAATCCTTGGTTATTTCCATATGGACTATTCTCAGTCAAACTCATTAAATCTGACTGGAATGCGTACTGAATTGAAATACACCTACCCGAATACATTGGCATTGGCATAATTCTAAGATTAGTACCAATTAACTCAAAACTAAAGGCTGGAAGCCTTACAGTGTTAGACATCTCTAACTCTTGTATTCTTTGAATATCCCAATAGACAGGATAGAGTGTTACACTATTAAATCCACCACCTACTCCTACACCTGCACCAGCACCGTACCCACCCCAATCGCCAGGCATTGCACCTACACCGCCTAGCTGTGGGTAGTAAGCACCGTATCCGTATCCATATACTGCTGGAGGTGCTTGATACATCACTCTCTGTACTACAAGCCTATCACTTACACTCATACTTTGCTCAGTTACAGCCCAGTTATACAAATCGTAGTTTTGTTCTGAGGCTGATACATATAGAGATCCACTCTTCCAACTTACAAACCCACCAACACCAGCTGCTTGACCATATGTCTCACTAATGTTTATTAGATTAGTTAAGTTAGGAGATACAACAGTAGTATTAAGTAAACTACCAGTTGGCTGACCTTCCAAAGTAAGGTAATTGTCCTTGATTTTAAGTTGATACAGTTCTTCCGCATATATTGATACAGCTTCTTCAAAGCATGCATATATGTTTAAATCTTGCAATTCTACATCTAGTACAGGATATCCTAGTTTTCTAGCACAATAGTTAGCTACCTTAGGACCATCTGACTGATACTCTATGTCGTTATCATAGAATCCAAAAGGTGTACTACCTGATATTGGCCCTGGGCTACCGTCGTAAATTATTGGATTGGACATTAGTTTCTAAGTTGTTTGTATATGTTCAAGACTTCTTCTACTATTGGATGTCTATGGTTTGTTTTAAGGTGTAGTGAACTGACTCCTTTTACTGCTCCTGGTATTGCTTTGTTTAGGAATATGAGTGCAGAATCTTTCTTTTCTTTAAGATCAATCTGCCCAATATCTCCTACAATAACCATTTTAGAACCTTCACACAACCTAGAAATTGCCATTTCCATTTGACTATCTGTTACGTTTTGAGCTTCATCCAAAATTATAAAAGAATTAGAAAAGTTACGACCTCTCATGTATGCAAATGGTATGATTTCTATCTTACCTTCTAAGAATAAATTGTCAATTTTACCCTTATCATACAACCGGTACATGTTATCATAGATGGGCGCGATGTAAGGATCTAATTTATCCTTTAATCCACCTGGTAAGAACCCAATCTCCTCTTTAGCTGTTACCACTGGTCTTGCTACTATGATCTTTTCCACCTCTTTACAAAACAAAGAATCTAAAGCTGCTTGACATGCTACCAACGTTTTACCACTACCGGCTTGACCCGTGATTATGGTAATTGTATTGTTTAAAATAACCTGTTTTGCTGTCTTCTGTTCTTCGTTTAACGTAACTTGAAACTTAATTGGGTTTTTTGGTTTTTTCTTTTCTTTAACCGCCACTGAATGCATGTGCAACTATTTTAAATAAATAGTTTCCAATATCAAATAAAAAAGCCGGTCTTACAGGACCGGCTCTTTCTTTATATCAACTAACTAAATTAGCTAGCAGATGCTACCTGAAGGTCAGATACATATACCTTACCATAGTATTCAGGGCGGATCATCTTCTTAGCGTAACGAGTCATAATACCTTTTCTTGGAGTGAAGGTATTTGGATCGTACACCAAAGGAGTCATGATCAATGGTACATAAGGAGCGTATACAGCACCACACTCAAGGAACTGATTACCACGGAAGCCCATGAGGATTGTGTTCTCAGTCATGTAAGGGTTCTTGTATACTTTATAGCGGCTGTTCAAAGCACCAATTTTCTGTACGCCGAATGCATACTTCATTGTGTCTGCTGCACCGTCTGTATCAGCTGCAAATCCAGGAATAGATTCGAGGATAGTAGCTACAGTTGGAGAACATACAAGGAAGTTAGCACCACCACGCAAAGTCAACTGATGGATTTTGTTAGAAACAGCTTGCAACTTAATACCAAGTGTTTGGAACCAAGACATTTGGTTGTAGTAAGCACCAGCTGTGTTAGATACATAAGCTGTACCTGCAGCGTTTATTTGGTTACCAATTTGTGCAGACCAGTTAGCCACTGTTTGAGCGTTCTCAATCAACATGTCAAGGATTTCGAGGTCGATCTCAAGAGAGATGTACTCAGAAAGCATGCCAGTCAATTCAGCTTCAGCATCCAAAGAATGGTAAGCGTTAAGGTCTTGCGCAAATTCTGGAGTCCATTGTGCTTTCAATTTTCTAGTCTTAGCACTAATAGTCTCAGACTTCATTTGTACGTTGATCTCAGGGATAACGATTGAAGCAGAGCTAGCAGCATTTGGATTAGAAAATGGAGCTGGACTGTCACCAGGAGCATCTTCGAAATCACCACGAGTTTGGAAGTTGGTAGCCTTATTGAAAAACAATACACTACCAGAATTCAATGCTTGTGTAACTTGCAATACAGAAGAACCACTTACAAAAAATGTAAGGTTTCCACCACTCAATTTTGTGAAATCGTTGATCAATGTGCTTGGTTGAACTGCACCAGAACCAGAAGCAGCAACTGTTGAACCAGAGATCTCAAATGCACGAATACCGTTGATATCGATTGGAAGAGAACCTGTGCTAAATGTAATCTTAACCATTTTGCCGTCAACAACTGACTGAGAGTAAGCTGAGTTAAAGTTTACATCTTGGAAGTCTGCAGCTGCGATTGTAGAAGATCCGGAAGCAATAGAAGAGCTAAACTGGTTGATTGAATAACCATAGCGACCTTGGCCATAAAGACCACCAGAAGCAAGGTTACCAAATCCACTGCTTGCAGTTTGATTCAAAGTACCATATACTGATTGGCCAGCTACGAAAGGCTTAGGAATGCTGTTTCCGTACTGGAAATCCAAATAGAAAACAAGACCTGCAGGGAGGTTCATTGGCTGAACGCTAACGAACTCTTTAGAAGCAATTTGACCAAAGATTTTACGAACCAATGGCAAGGCTACTCCAGCCCATTGTTCACCATTTCCTGGTGTGAAAGTAGCACCGTTTGTTACGTTACCACCCGTGCTTGATTGCTCCATTACGAGCTGCTTAGCTTGGTTTTCAAGGATCGTCGCCATGTTGTTGCGATCGTAATCCTTCAAACCTTCGAGGAGGCCAGATTTAGCCCACTTCTTAGCAAGCTTTTGGCTAACACCAAGTTGATCTTGGTATGGGTTAGCACTTTCGAGAAGTGTTTGTACGAGATTTGACATTTTTTATTATTATTTTATTTATTATCTAATACCAGCAAGTTGCTGCCACCTTGATACAAAGGCATCAGCTTCTACAATTGGTCTAGCTGGAGCATTACCAATTGGTTTAGAGGCAAATCCTACAGATTCCTTAATGGTTGATTTCTTGGATTCTCCAATAGATTCCATCAAAGTCTTGTAAGTGTTTTCAACTTCTTTAACAGAAGTGTTCCTGTCAAATGCATTGATAACTTTTGTTTTTTGAGCTTCAGTAAGATTCTTAGATTTGAAGATCTTGTTTACATAAAGCATCTTAGCAGAGAAAAGATTTACTTCATTGAGTTCAGCTCTTAACGCCTTAATGGTCTTGATAGCTTCATTCAATTCTTTCTTAATTTCATCATACTGTCCTTTGTGTACATCAGAAGCTTCTGGATCAACTTTTCCACCAGGGATTTGGTGAGCACCAGCTGCTTCTTCCATTTTCTTCTCTTCTTCTTCGAGTTCAGCTAAGATTTCGTCGAGAGAAATCTCGTCG